AGACAGCGACGTTCTACCTCAAATGTGGCGCAACGGCTACCTCATCGCAGTCGAAGAAATTTATCTCGGTGTTGAAGGCGACGCTCAACTTGCTACCGCCGACGTTGCGATCATCATGGAATGCACCGTGGAGACTCTCTCGCAAAACGCCGCTATGGCCCTGGCATTGTCGCAACAGTGAGGCGCCCTAGATGACCCCCGAGGAAAAGTTGGTTTTGGCCGCACGTCTCAGAGCAATTGCTGACGGAATCTTAGTTCCCACAGCGACCTTAACAGGCCTGCCCCCGTCCCTGGTGCAAGGTTTCGTCGAAGGAACCACCACGGGAGCCGTCGCCGCCGCTCAAGCCCCAAAGAAGCGGAAGGCGTCCGCCTACTCTCGCAGATACAAGGCGGCGTTCAAGCGTGTCGCTCCCAAATACAAACTCAAGAGCGGCAAGTGGAAAGCCAACGGTTTCAAGAGGGCCGTCAAAGAAGCCCACAAAATTGCTGGGAGGAAGAAGTGATGGCTCGCCATACGATCCGTGGAAGTGTAGATTCCTTGACCACGGAACGTCTGATCCTCGATGATGGCATCTTTACACAGGGCCACCGTGTCAAATCGATTTCAATTATTGGCTCCAATAACGGTGCTATTTCGGCCACGGCGGTTCTTCACTATTCAAAGATACAACCGCCCATCATCGATTTGTCGGACGGCGACCAAATTGGTTGGGCGCTTTGGAATACAGACACAACCAACGGAGAACGTTTGTTCACGTTGATTGACCCCGACCACGTAAGCACACAGGATCTCTACATCTCTTCTCTTGACGCTGGGTTCGGCTTTCTAATCGAAATTGAGCCTGTGAATCTCACTGAGGCTCAAGGCGTTCTACAAATGGTCAAACAAACACGGCAGGCATGATATCATGAGCGACGAAGACAACACCACAACTTCAACTAGAACTCAACGATTCGCTGAATGGTTGATGACCAGGGAGGAGCGACGCCAGGAGAAGGAGTCGAACCTCGAAGGACTCGTTCGATTAAACGTCCTTGTCTCCTTTCTCACTCTCGGTTTGGTCGGTGGCTTCGAGACTGTGCGTCTTGCTGTTTCCATGATTCCCTACTTGTAGAGCGGCGTTCAACGTACACCACCAGTTCTCAAGAAGCCAGGAGGCTGGTGCATGGCTGGCGTCCTTCTCGTAGATGTCCAACGTGCCGCTGATCATGTCCATGACCGTCTCAATTAACGTGCGCTCCTGGTCATTCATTCCAACAACTCTCACAAATCAATGGATCAAACCAGGTGCTTGGGCACCGTTCACCGTCATGGATGGCGTCAACGCATGGTTGGACTTGCTTGCATCGAGGGCAATAGGTGCACATTCACTTCACCTTTCTGACATTGACATACGGTTGGCCGTCCCCTGGCTTAATCCACTCCCAATTTTGGCGACATCCACCACATTGAACGCCACGGTGAACAGGATCGCCAAGTTCAAAGTCCCAGGGAAGACCCATGAACAGAGCCTCGCCGTCTTTGTCCTGGCCTCGTGGGTGACGGTTTGTCACGCATCGGGGGATCACCCGACCACATTCACACAAGAAAGTGTTTTGTCGTGCCATCATTCCTCACCCCAGCACAGCGCACAGCGTCCGTTCTTGTGTAGCGGGTTGCACTTGTCTTTAGTCTCGCCCCAAATGCGTGCTTCATCGGGCGCAACATGTCGAATCTTTTGGCCAGATTTGGGCCAGGATTCCAAGTTAGTTGCTTCTCTTGCATGTTTTAGCAAGCATTGGCGCACAAATCGGCTGAAATTGGGTAGCCGATCTGCAATTTTGGCGGTATCTTCGTCTAGGCTGATGGTCTTATTCTTGGCCATGACACTCCTAAGACTAGGTAGTATAAGTACTTACTTATACATACTGCGAGCACTAGCCTATCAGCCCCTCATTCTGAGCGTGCGAGAACCTAGAAGAAGATTAAGGTGCTGGTTGGGCAGTGTACTTTATACACTAGATGTTCTTGGGCGATCCATGGCAAAGAGTGATTCTTTCTTTATTCGAGCAAAAGCGACAAGTGCGGGCGGGGCCTTTACCCAAGTTGAGATTCCACTGGGGTCTTACGTGGACGCCCTGGGCAAGTCCGTCCTTCGCATCCACAACGTCGCCGTTCAAACTTACCCAGTCGCCCCAGGAACCGAGTGGGCGATCACCGCCAACAGCGACGCCACCCTTTCTTACCAAATCACGACTCAATCGGCGCAGTCTGTCCTCAGTGCTGATGATAAGGCCGTCGTGGCTACGGGAGGGTTGGTTTTGGTCAACGACTCTGGGTCTTCGGGCATTACCTTCCTAAGTCAAGACAGCGACGTTCTACCTCAAATGTGGCGCAACGGCTACCTCATCGCAGTCGAAGAAATTTATCTCGGTGTTGAAGGCGACGCTCAACTTGCTACCGCCGACGTTGCGATCATCATGGAATG